CTCCCTCCTTACGATTTTCAGAACGTTCAATACTAAATGCACCCTCAGGATAACGAGCACTCAGTTTATCAAAGTTCATTTGGATTACTTCTTCAATAGAAATATCAAGTCCAATACAAGATTGAGAGACATACCACATAATATCTCCAAGTTCTCGTTTCAGGTGAAAGAGATTTTCTTCAGTGACTGGTTTACCTTGGAAGACAATCTTCTTGACAATCTCAGTGAACTCACCTGCCTCAGCAGACATTCCTACAGCAGCAGTAAGCAGTCGCTCGGTAGGAAATCCTTTCTCACGAAGTTCAAGGAGACGATCGATGAACGGGGTGTGTTCTTTACTTGGACTTGATGTAGTCGTATTAACAAACTCGACATACTTGTTAAGATCAATAGTCATTAGAATTTAAATCCGTCAAATGATTTTTTAGGTTTTCTATCCTCAAAATCATACTCCTCTTCTTGTTTATTGTCAAGGATATCATTCTGAGCAGATTGTTCGCAGTCATAAAGACGCATCTTGGCACGATCAATACCAACCACAAATCTCTTATGGATAGTAGGATCATTGTATCGGTTCTTAAGTTGCTTCACAAGAATCTGTCCGAGTTCTTCAAGTTCCTCTGTAGAAATCAGAGCAAACATCAAGTCAGCAGTTGCAGGCAAACCAAATGATTCGGATGTATCAGTCAGTTCGACATCAGAAGAACCATAACCAGAACGAGTTGTCTGAGTAGCACTTACGATAGGAACATTAAACTCTACAGCAAGTCCACGAAGTTCTTCTGCAATTGCCTTAATATAAGAATAAGAGTTTACGGATAGATTACCTTTATAGCGTGAAGATGCACAGATGTTCAGATAGTCAATAAAGATAATATCTGGACGGAAAGACTTCTTCAGAGCAAGTTCATTCAACAGTGATTTGAAATGTCCAGAGTGTGCAGAAGCAGTTGGATACTCTTTAATAATTAATGTACCCTGCGTCTTCTTCGCAAGGTTTGCAACTTTACTCTCAAACATCTGTTTTGGAAGTTCCGAAATATCCTGAATTGGGACATTGAGAAGGTTTGCATCAATTCGCTCTGCAATTCGCTCTTCCGCCATTTCAAGAGTGATGTACAGAACGTTCCTGCCTTGCAGTAAGACGGAAGAAGCCACATGGCACATAAAGAGACTCTTTCCGACACCCGTACCAGCAAGAGCGATATTGAGAGTCTTATTAGGTAAACCACCTTTTGTGATTTTGTTAAAGTACTCAAGATCGAATTCAATTTTCTCTTCCTTCTTATGATAGGACTCGTAACGTTGTTCGTAGTCTAGCAGATAATCGTGTCCTATGTGTGTATCAAAAGATACTGCCAGAGCATCCGATAGAATACTAGGAATACTATCACGATTTTTCTTCTCATCTTTACCATCTGCAATATGGATTGATTCCATAAGAGCAATGTAGATGGCACGATCACGGCACCACTTTTCAGTTGTATCAACTAACCACCCAAACTCAATGGGAACGTCATCAAGATTTTGAATCAGATGAACAATTTCTGTGAATGAAGTATCATTAATATCTTTACGTTTTTCTACTTCAATGCACAGAACTTCTTTTGTTGCTGGTTGATTATATTCTTGAATAAATGAAAGAATTTCTTCAAAGACAATTCTTTGGTTTGTATCTTCAAAGTATTCAGATTTTAAAAATGGTATTACCTTTCGAATGTACTCCTCATTATGCAATAGGTTCCTAAGAATTAGAAACTCAACCTTCTCCATAACTAAATTCCTTACGTGCGATTTCGTCCAACTGTTGCATCACTTCTTCAGTGAAATATACTTCAGGTTCTTTTAGAATCTGTTTAGCATAAATCTTTTTACCATCAATCTCATAGCGTCCTGCTACATTCTTCCAAAGTCCGCCGATCTCACCGAGTTCAAGAAGACCATAATATCGATCAAGACCACGCTCATCATAATAAAGACGTACTTCAACTTGTTTGTTCTCCTTACTCAAACGCGATTTAGCAGTCTTAGCCTTGATAATATTTCCGACCACTTCTGTTCCATCCTTTTCTTTCTTTTTGCTGAGATAAATGATCGTACTTGCTGCGTATTTGAGTCCAGAACCTCCTCCCATTTCTTTCGTTGGTACGTAAGCTCCGATGACATCGTATGTATGATTTGTGACAATGAGCGGGACATTTGCTTGACCTAGTTTGAGTGTGAGCATTCTGAATGCACCTTTAATGAGTTGGGATTTAGTCATATCCCTGACTTCCTTCTCATTCAGTGCATCAGTGATTTCTTTAGTCGTGGAGAGCATACCAAGAGAGTCTAGCACAAACATGCAGGGTTTGCGATCTTCTACTGGTGCTTTCAAATACATGTCTACTGCTTTGAGTGCCTTTGTACGAAACTCTTCAATAGTAACAACGTTAACAACAACCAGACGAGTAGTATCAATTCCACGAGATTCAATCAAAGATTTAGTGATAGCAGCCTCAGTGTCAAAGTAGAGACAGTAACCATCGGGATTAGAATCAAGAAAGTTCTTAACCACAGCGAGAGAGAAAAAAGTCTTTCCAGTAGAAGACTCTCCAGCAATAGCAGTAATCTTGTTCCCAGATACACCGCCAAATACACTACCTGAAACCAGTGCATTAAAAATATATGAACCTGTATCAACATAAGTTTCTGTTTCATCAATGTCCGATGCTAACTTAGTAAAGTCATCACCAATCTCTTTTACAATATCTTTAAGGAAGTCCATTAGGCAAAAAATGAATCAAGGTTTACAGTTTTTTCTACACTCCATCCAATTGAATCTAGGATGACTTTCATAGGTTCTAGAAATGCTTTCTCAAATTGTAAATCGTAGTCCACATATTTGTCAATACCAAGTTCCCGTGGAAAATCTTGAATATAAGAGATTACATTTTCATGAATAGAGTTTGGTTTTTTGAGGTAGCAGAACTTAATCTTTTCACCATTCTGAATGAGAGAATACTTGTTTGTAAGATTCTCTTTCTTAATGTAGTGATTATAAAGAAGTGCTCCACGAACGTGAATTGGTGTTCCCTTTTCGTAGATTGAAGCACTGGACTTATACTTATTTACATCAGATGCGGAACGAGGGAATGAAACTTGCTCTGGTGGAAGTTTCTTAAAGTCACTTCTACTCTTTTCAATAAAGTCAATCACATCATCTTCAGTCCCACTCATCATCAGTTTAAGTGCATCCTTAATCATCTTACGGCAGGGTGCAGGAGTTGATGATTTAACTGCTTCAATACCCATGATCTTGAGTTTTGGTTCAGTATATCGAACACCTTCACTATCCCATACATTAAGAATGTATCGTTTCTTAGCAGTCCAGATGCCACGATCCGCAATGTTCTCACGTTTCATGAACATCTTCTGATCATATGCATTCACATAGTCAGCCAATTCTTGGTAAGAACTTTCAATATACTTTTCAAGTTCCATTTGACAGATCTTATCAAGGAACGAAACAATGCTTTCAGTAGTTTTCTCTCTTCCCTTGAATATACGTTCAACCAAAGGACCCATATTAAGATAGATAGAATCAGTATCTGAAGCAATAACATAATCAACATCCTCCGTTTTAAGAATTTTATTGAGGTATGTATTCATCTTTCCCTCAATCCAACGAATAGCAACTTGACCCGAGAGAGTGATTGCCTCAGCATTTGCTAGTTTGAAATACCTGAAGTACTGATTACCAATAGCACCATAAGCAGAGTTAAGAGAAATCTTCTTTGCCATTTGGATGTTATTGCACCTCGCAATCTCCTTTTCAAGTTCTTTCGTTGGTGTCTTCTCATACTCTTTCTTCGCAGCAATCATCTTCTTTTTAAAGATGACACGTTCATTATACATCTTCTCCATCAGTTCAGGAAGGATTCCACGTTGATCTTTGCGGAACATTGCACCATTGGCACACACCGCATAGTCCTTATATAACTCGAAACTTACCTGCTGATTAAGAATCTTGTCCACAGAAGCAGTGGGATGCCTCTCATCCATCAGAGTTTCTGGTGAAATGTTGTACATCATGATCAGGTGTGGATACAGAGAGTTCAAGTCAAAGTTGACAACCCAATCGTACACTCCAGGCTTTGGTTCCTTTACATAAGCACCAGCATACTTAGCATCTTTCTCTGTTTTTTCCTTTGGTGGAATAACAATATTACGTTTTTTCAGATAGTTGTAGATGATATTATCCCACATCCGAACCTGAAAGAACACATCGGCATAGTTCACCTTTGCATCATATGCCATCGTAATCGCAAGTTCGATGAGTTTCATCTTATCCTCAAGACGATCCACCAGTTCCACGTCAACGATGTTATATTCTACAAACTTTTGCCAGTCCTTAGTATAGAAATCTTTAAACGTATCAAACTCCGAGTGATCGAGTTTCTTCTGTCCTAATTCTACTTCAGCAATGTAATCAAGACGATATGATTCCTGCGCTTTATAAGTAAATTTCTTATAAAGATCTAGATAATCGAGTTGAGTAATTCCCCCAACATCATAAGAAATCTGTTTTCTTCCCATGATTACAACTTCTCTTTCACTCACAAGTCCCCAAGGAGAGAAAGATTTCATCATCTTTTCACCCAAAACTCGATTGAGACGACGACAAATATAAGGAATATCATAAAACTGAATGTTCCAACCCGTGATTACTTCGGGAATATTATTCCCCCAATAATCAAGAAAGTTCTGAAGAAGTTGATACTCAGATCCGCATTCAATATACTTTACGTTTGATTGTTTGTTATTGAAAGGTTTTACACCCCAAGTAATAATATTCTTAGTGGCATAATCCTGAATAGTAATAGTGAGAATTTCTTCCGATGCAGATTCAGTATCTGGGAATCCATTCTCAGAAGCAACCTCAATATCAAGAGTTACCAGTTTGATCTTAGTAATATCAAACTTAATCTCATCTTCAGGATACTTTTCAGAAATATACTGAAACACATAACGATCATTTCCGTAGATTTTAAATCCATCTACGTTATCATATTTTTTATAAAACTCTCGACAATCCCTAACAGAACCTGGAACAATTGGTTCAACGTTGTCACCATCAAGAGTTTTATATTTTGATTCTTTCTTAGAAGGAACAAAGAGAGTTGGTGAAAACTCTTCTTTGAACATTACATGTTTACCATTGTCATAACCACGGACGAGAAACTGGTTCCCGATCATTTGCACATTGGTATAAAATCTCATTTAAGCAGGTTCTGATATTTTTCAAGAAGTGTAGGTTTTGGATCAGCAATTGTCAGAATTTTATCCGAATGAATCATGAATGTATTTTGAGAAGAAACATTCACCATCCATGGAGATAATGTCTGATCAGACTCATTTAAAAGGAAAGGTTCTACAAGTTTACAATCGGGTTCACCCAGTTCAGAGGATACCTCTTCAATCTGTGTTATCAGAATCTGATTGTTCACCATCACTATTACTTTTGTCATTATTTTCTCCATCTTTTAATACTTTTGACTCATACATTTCTTTTAATTTTTTCTTTGGTTCTACCAAAGTAACAATCCAATCAATAGGAGTTGGAATTACTTCATCAGAAGTGAAAGGAATCCAAGGATAAAGATTAATATCGAATGTATGTGATGTATTCTCGCCATCATCATTCACTATATCCTTAAAATCTCTAACCAATACTACTTGGGGTTTGTTGAAAATATATCCAACTACCCTTTCCTCCAAAACCATCTCTTGTATATCTGCTATTAATGTCTCTCCAGATTTCAAAAGTGCAAGTTTTACAGACATAATACTCCAATATCTCTCAACAGTATAGCAATAAAAAGAGGGGAAGTCAACTGGATTTTGCCAGTCGTTCCCCTGCGCCGACGATATTCAATTATATTTAGATATAATCTTTACGTTGATGATGTTCTGGAACAATCTTTC